CAACGGCAGACACAACCTACTGAAAGTATTTCAAACATATGGACGGTTACCAGATGATACGTTAATAGAACGAACACCGCACAATGGAATACATTACTTCTTTAAAGTACCAGGTGGTACAGACGTTAAGAGTAAGACAAGTGCATTCTTTGACCAGTCTGGCATTGATCTAATGTGCAATAACATTCTTATTGCTCCTAGTACCATTGATGGATCTAGTTACGCTCACGTGTCTGGTTCTTATGACGATATAAAACAAGCCCCCACCTGGTTACTTTCTTTTGTGCAAAACAAATCAGCTAATAATCCTAGTTTGAATGTGCCACGCCTTAAAAAATATACGGGTGCATTGCTAGATAAAATAGTTAAAGGGACAACTTATGACGATCATAATCGAAATAATTTCATCACCAGTATAGCGGGTTCAATGCTTGCTGTGGGAACTGATGCCAGCAACGTTTATAAATTATTGTCAGTTATTAATCAAAATTTTATATCTCCACCTTTACCACAGAAAGAGCTGGACACTATTTACAGTTCGGTTGTTTCAAGGGAACTACGTAGATTGAAGGTGAAGTGATGGAAGAAAGACTTCAAGATAAGATTAAGGAATTATCGCAGGTACAGGAAGCAAACCAGACACAAGATGACAAGGTACACCCTTTATGGTTCTACAAAGATGACAACGGAAAAAAAGTAGTTGGTGTCTTAGGACTATCAAAAGAAATTCTTTCGGAGAATTATATGGTTACTTTTGATTCGTTTAAAAGCGGATATAGATATGACGAGAAATTAGGTCACTGGCGTATTGGATATAAAGAATACTTAGGCAAAGTGATTTCTGATAAATTACAAGGCGTTGGTTTTTGGAAAACTAACAGTTTTAATTCCACACAATTATTTATTAGTAATCAGATATATTCAGATACTTCAATTAATTTCTTTGATCATAGTGATCCAAACCTTGTCGTATTTAAAAATGGTACATATAACTTTAAAGAGGATATTTTAAAGCCTAACGATCCAAACGACTATATACTAACGGGTCACGATTATAACTTAGATATGAAATCAAATACCCCTATTACTGATGCTTGGTTTAAAGAAACGTTTCAAGATGCTGACAAGTTCATGATGGAGTACATAGGCTATATGTTTTATAGATCGTATAAGCCATTTCAAAAGTTTGTCATATTGCGTGGATCTGGTGGCGATGGTAAATCTACTTTCTTAAATTATGTTAGAAAAATGATTGGTGGAAACAATACTTCTAGTGTCGATTTAAAAGGCTTATCGGGAGATAATGCAAAGTTTAATACTTCCCACCTTTATGGTAAGGAATTAAATTACTTTGCAGATATTGGTAAAGGCTACTTAAATGACAGTTCAACCCTTAAAGCACTAACGGGTGATGATTATATGACTGGCGAGTTTAAAGGGAAAGATCCCTTTGATTTTATGAACTATGCAAAACTTTTGTTCAGTGCCAATGAACTACCAACCTTTTCAGATTTTACTAATGGTTTTATCAGACGTATAGGCTTAGTTAACTTTCATTTTATACCCGACTTTACAGATAGATACGATATGAAACAAATTGAAGATGAGATACCAGCCTTTACATACAAATGTATGCTTGCATTCGAGAAAGCACACAAAAGTAAAAAGTTATCAGAAACACCAGAAATGATAAACCAGATTAATAAATGGCTTGAAATGAATAACCATATAGCTAGTTTTGTTTCTGATATGTGCATCATTGATCCAGATAATGAACAAGGTGAAGCTTCATCATGCGTTTATAAAGAGTATAAAGATTATTGTTCAAACCAGGGTTATAAACCCCGTGGCCAAGCAGTGCTGACAGAATATTTGGAAACAAAGGGTATTGTTCATAAAAAGAAGCAATTTAAAGGCGACAGAGTTTGGCGCTATATTCATTTAGCTATGGACGATAAAAAAGGTATTAATTTTTAAAAAGTGTCCAAGGGGTGTCCATAAAGTGTCCAATGATTTTTGATTGCTTGGACACATGAAACGTTGTTATACCAGCCTTTATAAGCAAAGTGTCCATAGTGTCCATGTGTTTCTAAGTCTTAAGATTAAAAAAATAAAAAAATAAAAAATATAGAAATATATATAAGAGAGCAGTCATGTGACTGGACACTTTGGACACTTTTACTACAAACGTTGTTATACCAGTGTTAAAAGTGTCCAATGGTTGCATATTGAATTGGACACTTACTGGATAATGGTTGGACACATTAATTACTAAGAAAGGAAATAAAACAATGCAAGAAATTAAAAAAGACCCCCTATACCTCTTCATTAAGGATAGAGAAGCCGTAATTAGAAATAAATTACCACCACTATACTTTAGTGGTGAAGATGATAACCCAGCTAGTTTCTTAAACCTATCACCGCAGGAGAAGACCACCTTAGTAGCATGGGTACTTAACACACTGGCTAAAGGTAAGAGCATTAATACAGAGATTACTTCTTATGGAATTAAACATCTATTCGATAAATCATTGAATGGTTTCTATATAAAGAACGGAGTAATGAAAGGTGCAATGTTAATAGCTGGTTTTAAAGTTGCTGACATGAGAAGTAAGAACTGGTGTATCAATGTGAAGCCTAGTAGCATCACCAACCTTTATAGAACTAAAGGAAACATTCTAAGTAAAGAAATTAAATAGCTTGGTCTAATTGATTCAAGTAGATTGGAGAAACAATTATGGAAAGAATTAAATATTTTGATGGTAAAGATATTCAAGTAATCGATTTGAATACTGAAAGACATTATCAATGGACAACAGACAATCAAGGTTTACTTCTAATCAATGGTACAGATGGTTATACAACTAAGACAATCAAAACAACTTACTTTGAAATTGAGAATGTAAAGAATGAATCAGAAGTTTCAAAGAAAGTAACTGATGATAGCGAAGTGAGTTAATGAAACCGAAGAAGTTTTGTGCTAAAGCAGGTTGTAATACTTTGATTGATTTCGATAAAACTTATTGTGATAAACACAAAAGTAAATATCAATGGCGAAAGTCTTATGAAGGAAAGTATTTAAAATTTTATCATTCAAAAGAATGGAAAAAACAATCAAAATTATTCTTATTACAAAATTCGCTTTGTATTGAATGCAAAAGAGAAGGAATTATAAGAAAAGCTGATTTGGTCGATCATATTATTCCACTAAAAGACGATTGGAGTAAACGCCTAGATTGGAATAATTGGCAACCCCTATGCCAGTACCATCACAACGAAAAAACCAGAGCCGAGCAATATTCAAAGCCCCATCACAATTTACCCCCCACCCAAAATTTTTAACAGATGAACGCACACAACTTTTCTGTGTGTAAAAACTTAAATAAAAAAGCTGTTATATGGCGATTTAAGCCGTTTTAAGGCTATTTAATAGAGAAAGGAATGATTTAATGGCGTCAGGCGGAAAACCTAAATTAACAGGCTTCACAGGCGATACAACTAAGGAAACACAAGCCGAAAAGAAGCAAGCAGAGCAACAATTATTCACATATGCCGAACTAAACAGTACGCCCCCTACCTGGTTAAAAGGAACGGCAAGAAGTGAGTGGAAACGGCTTGTACCACTACTCAAAAAAGATACTCCTATCAGTGAATTGGATCGCAACACATTGGTTAGTTACTGTAATACCAGTGCTTTAATTATTGATTGTCAAAAAGAAATCAATGCTCAAGGTGCATTTACTGAAAGCGGTAAGAAATCAAGCTACCTTATCACACAACAACAAGCACAACGTGATCTTAAAGGTTTTGCAACGAGTTTAGGACTAACATTGGAAAGTCGTGCAAAGCTTGAATATAGCAAGGCAAAAAATACTACACCTAATGATGATTTTAAGGACTTACTAGCGTGAGTTATGCCGAACAATACACCGATGCAGTCCTAAACGGTGACATCATAGCTGGTAAAAAGATTATCCAGGCTTGTGAGCGATTCAAGAACGATCTAAAACGTCAAAATACAAATGAGTTTCCTTATTATTTTGATGAAGAAATTGAAAAGAAAATAATAAAATTTGTGGAGTTGCTACCTACCACCGATGGTAAGAGGTTACACCTGGCGATGTTTCAGAAATGGATATTATCAAATATTTATTCCTGGCGTGAAGTCGACACTGGCAACAAGCGTTTTGACCGTGCATTTATCAGTATGGCACGTAAGAATAGTAAAACTTATATAGCTTCTACAATGGGTGCTATTGCTTTGCTGATGGAGAAAGAACCGCAACAAGGTAGACAAATACTATTTACCGCAAACGCCTATAAACAAGCTAGATTGGCTTATGACATGATGGCTAGTGAGTTAAGACAAGTGGTAAAAGCATCACCATATATAAGGCAACGTTTAAAAATTGGAAAGATGCAGATTACTGATAAGGACAGCAATAGTTTTGCAATGGCTTTATCAAGTGACACCACCACATTAGATGGATATGGTGCAACCTTAGGAATTGTGGACGAGTACCACCTAGCAAAAAATAGAAAGGTTCTTGAAGCAATTAAAACTGGTATGAACAATCAAGCCAATGCCACACTGGCGGTTATTAGTACCAGTGGTGATGATACTAATTGCCCGATGTATGAAGATTATCAATTTTTGAGTAAAGTTCTTGAAGGTAAAGAACATGCAGACCGCTACTTTATAGCTATATGGGAGATTGACCAGGAAGATAAAGAAACTTTACTAGAACACCCAGAAGTATGGATTAAGGCGAACCCACTTTTTGAAGTCGAAAGTGTTAGAAAAACCATGACAAGTACGATCCGTGATGATTTACAACTAGCTATTAAGCAAGAAAATGTTGCGGGTGTGTTGGTTAAGAATTTTAACACCTGGCAAAATGCTAAAACTAATCAATTTCTTAATATTGAAGATTGGCAAAACACACTTGTTACCGACAAGCCAGACATCAAAGGTAAACCAGTCTATATCGGTATTGATTTATCCAAGACTAACGATTTATCCGCAGTAAGTTGGTTAGTTCCTTTAAGCGGTGGCAAGTTTTATGCTGATAGTTTTAGTTTTGTTGGTAGTAAAGGTGGACTTGAGCGGAAAGAGCGACGAGACAATATTAGTTATACCAAGTTACAAGACCGTGGAGAGTGTGACATTACAACGCTTGATAGTGGCGTTATTGATTACTCTAAAATTTACGACTTTGTAAATAATTTAATTGATAACAACGACCTAGACTTACAAGCTATTTGTTACGATCCCTACAATATGAATACCTTACTTACTGACTTTGAAAAACAAGGCTATCCAATGATAGAAGTACGACAAGGTGCAATTACTCTATCGGTTCCTATTCGTGAGTTTAGAGAAGCTATTTACAACCGTGACATTGTTCATAGTGATAACCAACTTTTGGAGTATGCCGTTAATAATTCGGTTATAAGATACGATTCGCAGAACAATGCCTTACTTGATAAGACACATTATGAAACTCGTATCGATCCAGTAGCAGCGTTATTAGATGCCTGGAC